CAGATCGGTGGTGATCGAGGTGATCGTGATGACCGGACGCCCAGCCAGAAAGATGAAAGGCTGGTTGGGAATGATCGCGGTCGTCTCGGTGGTGGTGATGGCAGGCCAAGCCCAACGCCGACCCGTCAGCTCCCAAATGAGCCGATTGGCCATGCTGGCGGTATCGAACGTTGGACTGCTCACCGCATCATCACCACCTCGAACCTCAGGGCTAGACCACGCCGGCCGTGGTGACTGCGGATGTGACGCTCGGGAAGCTGCCACCGGTCAGCGCGTTCGCGGTCGTGTCGAACACCGGAAGTGGCTGTGCGGCAAGCGCGCCCAGGAACGTCACCGTGAACGGGCCGTGGTTGGTGGGCGGAACTCCCGCGACACCCGCTGTGCCGGTGTCGGTGTAGGTGACGACAGCGCCGAGTGTGGCGACCAGGACGGTTTCCATGCCCGTGGTCGTTCCGCGATAGACGTTGTAGCCTGTCGCGGACGCCACCGCCGACCAGTTGATCGGCTGCTCCTGGTCCGATGTGAGGGTGGCCGTGACCTCGTTGGACGCCACCGATTCCACGCCGCCGACGATCGCCGTCACGACCCAGAATTGCGCTCCCGCCGTGAACGCGCCGCCGCTGGTCGCCGTGCCCAGGGTGATTACCGGCGCGGTTGTCCCGGTGTCCGCGACGGTGACGTTGCCGGCCCCGATGGAACTCATTGTCTGGAACGCGGTCTGCAACGCCGAGGCGGTGATATTCCACGCCAGTGCCGCCGATTCGATGCCGAGGAAGGACAGGGCGAATGTGCCGCCGGTGGGCTTGCCCATAATCGAGACGGTTTCGACCTGGTTGACGCTCGAGAGCGGCGGTGCGACGGAGACGTAGGAGTTGATGCCGACCGGCGCGGTTGCCGTGCGGGCGTATTGAAATGCCCGGTCGGTCTCCCACGCCCAGGTGCCACTGCCGCCGCCGCCGTAGTTGGAGTTTCCGATGCCCCATCCCTGGAAAGCGTTCGCGAGTGCACCGTTTTCCATGGTCCGTTCGCCGGTGAAATACATTTTTGCGTACGGGAAAATCCAGCGCCAATACGGATTGATCGGTGCGGGTCGACCATTCACGATCGCGCGGGACCAGACTTCGATTGCGCATCCGTTGGGGTTGGAGTCGATGCCCCAGACGGGTGCGGCGTATCCGTAGTCGGGGTTGTTGACTCCGACCGGCTGAAGCAGATCGCCGCCGGTGAGGATAGCCGTCAATTCCGGGGACGGCGCGCAGATTTCGAGGGACAGCGTGACACGCTTGAGGATGTCCGCTGCCTGGTAGTAGACGCAGACGCTACCGTCAGCGCCTTTCTCCTCGACTTCGACACCCTTTGTGTATTCGGCCGTGAAGCCGAGCTTCATGAATGCGGTCGTCAGGAACGAGGTGGTGGTGCCCTGCATGGGGCTGCCGTCAGCGTTCAATTGTGTCACTTGCAGGCACACCGCTTGTACACTGGACGCGTGGTCCGAGGTAACCATGTCAACTCCTTATGAAATCGGTGCTCACGAGTCCGAGACCCGCACTGCGATACCCGGATCGAATTCGACGGCCGCGATCTGGGAGCCTTCGTAATAGGTTCGGTTGAGCGATGTGTCGACGCGGGAAATGAATTGGACGGAGCCGATGCGCACGACAACCGAATCCGTGACCGCGATCGCATTGGGCGGGTAACCTTCGGCGACCACGAACGGCAGTTCCAGATTCGCCAAGCCCAGCTGCAAAGCCAACGCGGACTGGAATCCGAGATGGATGACCGGCTTGATGAACGGTGTTTTCGCGAATGCCGCCTGTAATGCCGCGCCGATCAGCGTGTAGGGGTCCGAGGATCCCCGTTCGAGCACTTGGACGTCGGGGTGCTCGAGGTACATGTCGGATTCGGGGTTCGACGGGCCATACCACAAGGAGTTGGTGATGACGTATTCGCGCGACTTGATCAGCGACGCGATAACGAAATCCCCGTAATCCGTCGGAGTGCAACGCGGCGGCACGATCGCGTAGTCCGTGATCGCGAACGGCGCGACCAGACGCGTCAATGGATAGGAGTTGGGTGTCTTCACGTTGCCGGGTGTGGTGACCTGAACGGTCACCGACATGTCGGTGCCGCCGGTCAGCAGGGTCCCGTCCCCGACGATCGCGTCCACCTCGATGTCGCCGAGTGCCCCGGCGAACGTCACCACATACGGGCCGCCGGCGCTTCCGGCGACGGTCGCGTTGCCGGACCCGATCGTCGAAAGCGCTTGCAACGCGGTCTGGACTGTCGAGGCGCTCGCGTCGTACGCCACGCCCGACGGCGTCACCTGCCCATCGAGCGCGAGGGTGAACGTTCCACCGGTCGGCGCGCCGTTGACGGTGATCGTCTGGACTTCGTTGGTGGGCGTGGGCGGTGTGCAGATGTCTTCGGTGAGAACCTTGATTCCGCCGGCCCACGTGTCGATCGGATAGGGCTGGGCCTGCCACGTGCCGTCGCCTTCGATAACGTCGAAGGTTTCGAAAAATTTGGCCATGGTGGCGTTTGCTCCTTTCCGATCGTGACGGGCGTACGTTGTTGCCGGGCATTCGGAATCGAAATTCCGAATGCCCGGCGTCCGTTATTACGGAGCGAAGACCGTGTAGCCGGTTGCGGGCAGCACCGGCGCGAGACCGATACCGATGGTGGTGGTGACCTGCAACGACTCGATTCCGACCATCGCGATTCCTTCGAAGGTTTCAACGAACGTCCGGTAATCGTTGGTGTTGATCAGCGCGCTGTCACGCACAACGCCGAGATCGAGAATTCCACCGTCCAGGAAAAGGAAAGTGCCCTCGGCGAACAACCACCATTTGATGGTCGTGGGGAATCCGATCAGCGGCGCGCTGCTGCTCTGCGTCGCGAAAGTGGATTCGTCCATGTGCCAGGTGATGTTGATTCCGCGAACGGCCAGCCACGCGGTGATGGCCTGATCCGTCGGAGCCAGGTCTTCGAAGTGCGTGGATGCGGCGATGTCTTCGCGCATGGCGTCCAGGACCCACTCGGGCATGATCGCCCGCAGCATCACTCCGCGCGGAACACGGTTGCGGTTGCGGTAGGCCGCCGCAGCTTGTGCGATGGCGCGCAGCACATCTCGCGCGGTGCCGGCGACGTAGCCGGTCGTGGTCACCGTCGAGCTGGCCGCGATCTGATTCAGCAGCGACTGCTCCGCGAACCGGGCGTGCTGCACCAGCGCGAGCTGGTTGTGCCGCTGCACGAGTTCGGGGTAGGCGCGGCTCATCAAGTTGCCGAAGACCAGCGACAGCGTGACGGCGTTGGTGGTGGCCGTGAGCTGGCTGGCGCAGGTGATCTGCAAGTACGGCTTCGTCGCGGGGCTCGTCGGGTCCGCGTCGTTCGCGGCCGTCCACAGCGCGATCGCACTGGTGTAGGCACCCAGTTTCGGGGGCTGAATGTAGGCGATACCACCGCGTGTGGCTCCGAATGTGGGAAGGGAGTCCCGAACGGGGCGCACGTTGCTGCCGACACCATAGATGTCGTAGTTGACGGGCAGAGGCGCGCAATAGCCACCGGAGGCGATGATCGCCTTGGGGCTGATGACCGCGTCGATTTTCTTCATGTTCCCGTTGAAGTCGGACAGGTCGAGCTGTCGTTCCTCGGGAATGGTCGCGGACATGCGGACGACCGATCGCGGTTCGCCGTCGGCTCCGTGAGCGCCGTGTGCCCACTGGATCTTTTCGACGAAGTCCTGATCGAGGTCGTAGAGGTCGTTGAACGCCGAGCCTGCGGCCATCCGCGAACTTCCCGACGCGATAATCGGCACCGCTGCGATCGACGCGACAACGGGAGCGATCTTGTCGCTCACGATTTCGCCCGAGTCGTTGTCGATGACGACGGCAGATGCGGCCATTGGTACCAGCTCCTGTTCCTGTTGAATTTCCTGCGCCGCCTCGGAATTGACCGAATTCTCGGAATCGGGGGCAATTTCCGGGGTTTCGGCGGGAGCCTCTGGAACCGGGTCTGCGACCACTTCCGCGCTTACGCTCTCGACGGTGTCGACGCTGGGTTGCTCGACGGGTGCGTCATCCGCCACGTCCGCCGGCGCAGCCGCATTGACCTGGTCAACCAGGCGGTTGTAATTCTGGATCTGCTTCATTCCCAGAAGCAGTTCTTCCATCGCTTCGACGTCATCGGCCTTGTCGGCTTTGTCGAGCGCCTCTTCGAGTTCGCCCTGAAGTGCGTCTCGTTCCTCTTTGTCGAGTTGTACGAGGTTTTCAAGACGATCCTGATAGGTCGCCATCTCCGTCCTCCGATACCAGTGACAATATGTGCGCAAGCACGTCCGCCGTTCTCCGTGTGGAAAACAGTCGGCATATTGATCGTTTCCGTATCGAGGGACCGGCATACCGGGCGCTCGGAATCGAGGATATAACAGGAAATTTCGAAACAACAAGAACCGTCATCGCACTACATCGAAATAGAGTAAAAGGGCTTCGAAAAACACGAAACGGGCCTTTCCCTAAGGAAAGGCCCGTTTCTGTGCGGGCGTTATTACCCGGAATTCACCGTGTGCGTCCTTCTGCTTCTCGGATTTCACGGGCGTGAGTGGCAGGCCAGATCCCGATCGCACGATGGTGAAGGTTCGCACACAAGCCGTCGACCATTTCCGGGCCGACGAATTTGCCCAGATGCGTTCGGCAGCGGTCGAAGTCTCCGCCTTCGCCCCAGCGAATCTTGATCGCGCCACGTCCTTCGGCCCAGTACTTCATCAGCCGTTCGGTGTTGCCGTCGTGAACACCGCCGCCGTGACTGTCTTCGTGCTCGCCGGCCATCGCGGGTTCAGGCCGCGCTCATCGACGCGCGCATCGCACGCAGACGGCTCTTTTTGGCCGTCAACGCCTTGGCTTCGGAGTGTGCCGGGTTGACGCATCCGGCGTTGCACTTGTCGAGGGTGTGACTGAAATTCGGGTCGTCGTCGGCCTTGGTGCTTTCGACGTCGGGCATCGCGGTGACCTTGGTGCCGTCGAAGTCTCCGTCGTCGTCCATCGCCGACCCGTTCGGGCCTTGGTTCGAAGTCTTCATGTCGGTGGTGCCGCCGTCGTCACCGTCCGGCATCGTGCCGACGCCGGTGAGGTCGGAGATGGCGTCACCTCCCCCGCCGGTCGGGCCGACCGCGACGCCCTTGCGGTTGGCGTCGATGCCGTCCTGTTTGACATCGGAGGTGTCCACCGAGTCCACCGAGTCGTCTACCGAGTCGTCGGGGGTGAGCACGATCAGGACGTTTTCGCCCGCATCGGTGCGTGCCGGCAGCACGCGCGGCCCGTCGGCAGGACGGGAGTTGGTGCCCATCTTCATTTTCGTCCCCGTAATGGGGAATGTGTGGGTGTCATGGCCCCGGCCTTCGGACGCGGCGACCAATGCCGTCTCGTCCTCGCGGTTGTAGAGGCGCACCTTCCGCTTCACCGGCTCCGCTTCCGCTTCCGGGGCGTGCTCGATGACACCTGCCGAGGCGACCATCGCTTCCAGGGCGGCCACTCGCTCGGCGACCTTCTGCAAACCGGACATGACCATCGATTCCTGTTGCAGTGCAAACATATCCGAGGCTCCTGACGCGACGAGGGCTGTGAGTTTTCCGGCGGCGACCATCGCGCGGGCCACGGGAAAACCGGGTGTGTTGACCTGACACACCGCGACCAGCTCCAACGCCCCGTTGATCGGCCGCCAGTCCCCGCTCGGCGCGGAGGCGCGCAGTGCCCGGATCTGCTCGTCGGACACTCCGGGGCGCAGGGCACCGGAAATCCAGATCCCGAAGTCGTCTTCGCCGCAGGTCACATCCGCCACCGCCGAACTGGTGTCGTCGTAGTGCGCGACAGCCTCGGCGGCCGATGCGCTCATCGAGGCGTGCCCCCCCGCCAGTGTCAGCTGCCCGACCGGCACTTCACGTCCGGACTGCGTTTGCAGGATTCCGGTCCTGAAGTAGGCATAGTCGGACTCGCTGTGCGGGGCGTGCTGCGCTTCGTGAGGCATGCCGATGTGCTGGGTATCCCACCCGGCGATGTGGCCGCTCAGGTGTCCTGCTGCGGTGACATTGACCGGAGTTTTGGACCGGAAAATAGGCTTTTTGAACCAGTCGTCGGGTGGGTAGAGTGGTGCGCCGCTGGCAGTGAGCGCATTCGAAATGGTGGCGGAGTCGTCCAGCTTTTCCTCGTAAACGCCGTCCACCAGCCGTAGAGTCGTCATCAGTGATTTCCTTCTGCGCATGCCATTCGCAAGGAAGCCATTCTTACGCTGGCGGTTTACGTTGAATTGAATGCTACCAACCCGAATGGTATTCAATTTCGCCCGGATTGCGAAACATTCGATCGCAGAAAGTGACGTACGGTCTTCCGAATAACGAAAACCGTGAAATCTCGGGTTATTTCCACCAGATTTTCACGGTACTGCCGTCCGCGTCGACCCAGTAGTGGTCATGACGCTGCCTCAGAAAATTCGGATTGCCGGGCGTGGGCGCGCACGCCGCAGGCACCAGGACCGCCTCGAGGTCGGCACGGCGACGACGCAGCGCGGCGGCGGCGGTGAGCGCGGCGTGGATCGCGGTAGCGCGCACCGCTCGAACATCGCCGGGATCGCGCAGCACAAGCGCCGCCACGTCATGCACGCGGCGCAACTCGGCGCACACAGCCATCGCCGACGCGGTGACGCCTCCCGCCCCACTCTCCTGCTCCGAATCCAGCTGCTGCGATTGTTCCTGCTGTTGTTGTTGCTGGTCCTGCTCCTGTTGCTGTTCTTGCTGCTGCTGCTGGCTTTGCTGAGTGCTCAAGCCCGGGCCGGGGACAGGTTGTCCCCCGGAGCCGGGCAGCAGCTGCTGGGCTTGTGAGGAGTCGACCTGCTGTGCGACAGCAGTCAATGTCGATCCGCTCAACTCCACCAACGGCGGCGGCGTAATGGACATCAACGTCGCCAGCGTGGGCGGATCCAGGAGCCATTGGCCGCCATTGCGCGCCCACACCTGTGGCCCGGGGGTGATTTTGATCAACGAACTGACCGCGCTGGTGTCGAGGGCGTCGACCATCGCGTAGTAGTGCGCTCCCGGCTGCTGGCCTTTCGTGACATCGGGGGTGACTGCCGCCGGGCCGGGCAGCGTGGCCGCCGGGCCGCCGCCGGCAGCCGAACCGGCCGAGGACGCGCCGGACGTCTCGGCGTCCTCATCGGTCCCGGTATCGGAAGATGTCTCGGTGTCGGTGTCGTCCTGCGGCGCGGCCGGAGCCAACGCAGCAGCCACCAACGGCAGCCGTTCAAGTAGAAATGTCAGTGGCACACCATCTTTCAGCACGACAGCACGATGGCCCTCGGCGAACGCGGATGCTGTGAACGCCACGAGTTCACGCGAGAGCGGGACCGCGACTCGTCCGCTCACGTGCTCCTGGCAGGCACTGACCCACTCCTGGCCATCCAACACCGACAGCCGTGCGCCGCCCGCCGAACCCACCGAGAGCCGACCCAGCGCCTCGATACGTCGGGTGGGGTGCTCGCGGGTCAACCCGAGATACCGGTATGTGTGCGCGTCATAACCCAGCGACGCCAGCAGCGTTTCACATGCCGCACGCTGATCCCGTTGTGCGCCCTCGACGATCTTGCGCGCCCACTCCGCGCCCACCTCGCCGCCGTAGAGCGCACCCGAGGCACTCATGCTCCGGGTTTGGATGTGCCGCGCGTCTTCGACAGTGATCCGGCCCAATGTCATGAGCCGTTCGATCAGCTCGCGCTCGTAGCCGTCGCCGCGTGGGGTGTCGGTGGACATCGCGCCGGCGACCGTGGCCGCGACGGTCTTGGGCACGGCGAAAGTGCGCGCCGGTTTGTCGTGGCGTACCGTGATGTCGGCTCCGGGGGGTATCATTCGAACGCGCTATCGCCGGAATGCGGGATGCTGGACGCCGGTGCGTGGTTGAGTCGGCCGTTCTGCACGACCGCAGCGCCGCCGCCGTGGAATTGGACCGCGCTGTGTGTCTGGTAGGTCCGGGTGATGGTGCCGGTGCGCCCATCCGCGTGCGCCACGGTGTCCCCGACTTTCTGTGAATGTCCGTCGGCCAGACTGTTTTTCGGAGTGTTGTGTCCGGCGTCCCCGGCGGTGCTCGCGGTGTTGATCCGACCGCCGTTCAGCGGTCGCTGCGCACCGGAGACGAAACCGGCGCTGCGATCGGCCTTGTCCTTTTCGCTGGTGTTGAGATCCTGCGGCACCGTGGTCTGCTTGCCCTGCACCCGCGCGGCGAGAGTCTCGGCGCTGGCCTTGGTCTCCCGTTGCGCGTCCTGCGGTTCGGAGCCCACACTGCCGCCGGAATCCCCTTTCCCGGCCGGAGCTTCACCGCTGCCGGAGGATTGGTGTGTGAACTGGCGGTTGCCTGCCAGATTCGGGCTGTTGACGGTCACAGGCGCGGAATTCTGGATCGCGCGGGTGTCTTCCTGCCGATTCGTGACCACGTCGGCGACCTTGGCGTTTTTGTCCGACTCACGGACCTCGTCCCGCTTATTGCCATACGCAGTACCCTTTTTACCTACCATGTAGGCAGGTGTCTTGGGCATCTTGTCCTCAGGTGACTTCGGATGCCCGGCAATGATGATCTTGCCCGCGTGCAGCCCGGCCGCATGCGCGACACCCGCGCCGGTAGCCTCGCCGGGAGTGTGC